ATTCGTTCAATTTCTGGGATGGAGTTCCCTTTGATGCTTAAGATGCTGAGTCTGACCTCACAATTTTCATCTAAACTTAAAGACAACCCTCGTCTACCGCTCCTTTTAGGAGTTAGTGACAAATATGGTGGATGGGATCGTGTTATTCGAGTGAAGAAGACTGTTGTGAGAGCAGCGCCCATGGATGCTACAGGTCATGATACTAGTTTGCCCCAAACTGTTCTTGATCTGATTTGTAAATTGCGTTGTTCGTTTCTCTCGCGACCCTGTGATGCGCAATTGCTGACTCGCCTTTATGAGGGTGTGCGAGTCAAAAACCTTGTTGATATCGATGGGACCGTTTGGTTATGTCGACAAGGAATGCCCTCAGGAGTAGTAGTCACAGCCGAGGATAATAGCCTATCCAGCTGGTTCCTTTTATACTACTCACTTGTTCAGGCTACCGGCCTCTCACTAGCTGAGATTGATAAGCTCTTTGCTTTCATGCTCTATGGTGATGATCAGTGGCTCGGTGATAGGATTGGTAGATCCGATTTTGATGATCTTCTCGCTAAGATCCAATTAATCTTGCTTCAGCATGGCTACATCATCAAGCAGGAGGGATGGAAGGACCCATTTGATGCTGATTTCCTTTCTCGTGTGGAGAAAAAAGTGTGCGGTGTTTTGATTCCAGTGCAGGTTCGCTCACAAAAGCATTACGATTCCATGGGTTTTGTTGACCGGCGTCTCGCTGGTAATACTCGTGAAAGAGTCCAACAACTGATACAGTTACGTAATGAGACCGTTGGCTCTGAGTTTTTTGGTCCAGCAACTCGTCGTTTATACGATTTGGTGCTGGATAATGAATTTGATGCCACACGTGACTTATTTGCTACCCTCCCTTCTGAATGTGAACTTGTGCACACGATCTCAGGTATTGCTCTGCCCCAGTGTAAAGGCGGTGGCCTTAAATACGAGCCGCCAAAAATGAGTGAACAGAAAACGTTAAACTCTGAGCGTGTGTTGGATGGCACCAGCACCGTAGCC